ACTCGTTGTCGGAGAGGTCAATCGAGAAACCCGAAGACGCGACCTCGAACTCGGTGGAAGTCAGACTATTGGTGGTCAAAGCCGCCCGATAGCCCAACTCCGCAGCGTGTTCTTCCACGATGGGACTGATGGCAGTTTCGGAGACTAAATCAGAGAAGCTGATAAAGTCGAAATACTGGTTGATGGATACGTCACGGACTGTGGTCGCACCCGCCAGTCCAGAACCGACCGTGCCTTCAGAGCCCGGCGTGGTGTTGGCCGCGAATGTGTCGTACAGGTAGGAACGCATCGTCTTGCCGTTACGTTCTGGCAGACGTTTCCGCTCGGTCGCACCAACAAAAGGAAGGTTTGCCTTCAGGTTCTCGACCGCCGTGCGCTCGTAGAAAATCACGTTCTGAATGTGAGTGAGCGCAGCAGTGGATGAGAGAACTGATGCTGGTTGATAGGCCATATTGAATCACTCGGACTTAAAGTGAAGACCGCCGAATAGCGGTTACTGAGTAGGCGGCTGCGTCTTCTCCTGATATGCTCTGCGCTGAATCCGCTCGCGCAGTTCATGGAGAGGGATGCGGTAGGCTTCCTCGACAGCCTGTGCAGCTTGAGCCTCAGGAACCACGGCGCTATCGCGGTCGGAGATTCCACTGCTCGCAGGCTTTTGGGGCGCGGCAGGCTGAATGCCAGTCTGCGCCGCCGCAGGTTGAGCAGCCAGTTTGGGCGGCTCGGGTTTGTCCAGCAATCCGCTGGTGGAGAGTTCGGTAAAGGCGTACTCCAAGTTGTCCTTGGTGAAGTCTAAACCTTCGCTCTCCAAGTAATTCGTCAGAGCGCGTTCGTTCTTCTTGGTCGGCTTGTAATCCGCCGCGTGCTCGCCCACGAACTCTTGCGCGGTCGCTTCGTAGGCGCGTTCTTGCTCGAATGAGTCCAGACGCGAGAATTTGGCTTTCAGGGCATCGACCGACATACCGAGTGAGGCTTCAAGCAGGCGTTGATGAACCTTGAGGGGGTTGCTGTCAAACTCTTGCGTCAGCGTGAAGAGTTCATCCGCCGTCAAAGCCGTAACCGGCGTTACTGGAACAACCGCAGCGATCGGCGTCTTAGGCTTCTTGAGTTGCTGATTCAACTGTCGAATCTTCCGAGTCGCATTGGTTTGCGCGGTCGTCAGTTTGTCAATCAGTTCCGTCTCGGTCGCGGCCTCAAAGACCTGTACGCCGCTTCCGTCGCCCAAGTCGATTTGCCGTCGAACAGGTTGCGGCGGGTTGCCTTGTGGCTGAGAGGTTTTCTGCGCGGGGTCAGCCGCAGATTTAGCACCCGGAATCACCGGGGTTGCGTCAGTCGTGTCCACAGGCGTCAGGGGCGCTTCCCCGAACTCGATGTTGAACTCATTCACTATTGCATCTGTTGGTGTTGGCATTGCATCTCCTACGTCAATCCGACGTTTCTGGATTTACCACGACTCGCCCGGTGTTCCGATAGGCGTGACGAGTTGTGGATTTTCGACTGCCCGCTTAATCTCTTCGACCTGATCGACAGCCGTTTGAATCTTGACCTGGGTCTGCTGGAAGAACTCACGCATGGCGCGGGCGCGGCGGTGCAGGGCCATCAACTCCGCATTGTCCACGCCGTTGTAATTCATCAGGTGGAACTCGGCCTGCACAACCTCGGCTTCCATAAGGTCGAGCGCGTCTTTCCAGCCCGCAGACTGAATCGTGTCCTGCAAGCGCAGACCTTTTTCGTAGGCTTCAAGGATTTCCAACTGCTCGGGTGTGACCGCAGTAGGTTCGGCCATTACTGTTGCGTCCCTTTCTTCTCACCGGCCAGGACTTTCATCTCGGCCTGCTTCAACAGGGACTTGATGACATCCCGGCCTGTGCGGGCGACGGTTTCTTCCTCAATAGTCGCCAAGTTGTCTTGCTGACCCTGTTGCTGCTTTGCCTGTTGTGCGGCCATAGCCTGCATCGCAGGGTTTGTTGCCGCAGCCCGCTGTTCGTCTTCGGCTGTGAACTTCTGAATCACATCTTGAATATTGGGCCAGCCGCTTACTTGGAAGATCATCTTGACCATCTCACCGATGTTGACCTTCTTGCCCTGTTCTTTCAGGCCGGTCATCACCGGATCGGTGAGTATGAACTGGAACAGCAGGGGAAGCGCCTGGGTCATAGCACGTTTGGACTGCATCCGAGCGCCCGCAAGAATCTCGAACTTGCAGCGGACGTTGAGCAGGTCGATTGCGTCGCCATCGTAGGAAAGGTTGAGTTCCTGCGAGAGAATCCGGCTGACCTGCGAGGGCTTCAGGTGCTTGCTGTTCATCAACTGGAACGCTTCGAGAGTGGGGATGTAAACCTGTCGCGCAAGGTTCTCGACGAAGTATTGAAGCCGGGCACCGACGCCGCCTGCGAGAGAGTTCACACCCGTAGCCGTGCGCGTGATGCTTGATTTCTCAGAAGGTGCTGCGCCCTGTACCATCATCTCATTCGCGGAGGTTCGACGCGCTGCTCGGGCGTCAGAGTTGGCAATGACCGACAGCGACTCAATCGGAACAGGCTGCCGCGCCATCGGTTGAATGCCCTTTTCCGTGTCGGTGTCGATCACGCCGCCTGGACGCATCCGAATCTGTGTGGTCGGAACGTTCGCGCCGCGCTGCCGAATGAACATACCGTTCAAGGCCAAAGAGAGGTCATCAAGGAAGGCGTTGATGACGCCTTGCTGAACCCGCTGCTCGCCGCCGATAAGGTGCGCGATACCCAAACCGTAGAACGCACCAAGCACGTCGATGTACTGCGAGGACACGAAGTTAATCACACCGTACTTGTTGTCGGCCTTGCGAATCACCAGACGGCGCTGAAGGATGGTGTAGACTCGTGTCTTGGTCGTGTACTCGACCACTTCAAGGGGCTGCATGTAAGGGTCGATGGTTACAGCCTGTGCTCGTGGCGCGGCGGCGAAGTCCTGATTCACGTCGATGGACGAACCCTCCATCGGCGAACTCTTGGGCGGCTCAGCGGGCGGGAAGAACAACTTGAGCAGTATGGCCTTGGGCGGAATATTGAAACCCTCTTGATCGCGCCATTGGTTCAGTGTGGTCAGGGTCGGGTAGATGCGATGAATGACGAACTTCGCGTCTCGAATGTCCGGGGTGCGTAGGCTCGGGTCAACCAAGATATGCCGGTTATCGACCCACTCAAAGGTCGGCTCGTTCACTGCAATTTCTTCGGGAACCTCTTCTGTCTCGTCGCTGCCTTCCTGTGGGACAGTGACACCGCCCACAGCAAGAGGCTCGAACTTCTCCGGTTGCTTGCGCCGCAACTTCTTGGTCGTCTCAGTGTAGGATTTCCAGCCCCACTTGCCGATGCCGGTGCCGTACTCAAGACTCGACTTGGTGAGCAGACGGAACTGTTCGCGGAAGCCGGACTGAGTGAGTTCCCAACTCAACAGAGCATCGTTCGCCTGCGCTGTGTCCATCTTCGTGCCGGGACGCGGACGGGACATGAACGGCGGGTCTTCACCAAACAGGCCGATCATCAACTGCGGCATCAATGACTCAATGTGCTCAAGAACGACCGGCATTCCCAGGTGAGCGCGGGGAACCAGCGTGCCTTCCCAATACTGAATCGGCACGCGGAACAGAAACAAACGCTCGCACTTGTCCCAATCCGAGAGCAGACCTTTCTGTGCGACCCATGCTTCGGCCTTTGCCAAATCCTGCGTGACCTGTTTGAGCACGGCAAGGTCTTCCGGCGTTCCAAGAGGGCCGACAGCCTCCGCTTTCTCAAGCGGCTCATATTCCTTGCCGGGCGGCGGCAGGTTCGGAATAATATCTTCTAAAAGGGGCATGGGTTATCCACAAAGGCCCGCGCCAAGCAGTCCATCGTCGGACATGACCGGCGCTTGAATAAACTCGATTTGGTCGTTGGGCATTTGAATATCGACACAGGTGCGATAGGCGAGCAGGCGGGAGATCGCATCGGGAATGTCATTGCGGCGGAACTTCGGAAAGCGTGTGAACTCTTTCAGCAGGTCTTCCATCTGTGGGATGTTCGCCGCGAAATACAGTTTGTTCGTACACAGAAGAGGATGCAGACCCGCGATGCGCTCGACTTTCTTATCCAGCGGGGAAGTCGGAACCCAATCAATCGGGGGCAATAGAATCCTCATGTCTCGGGCGCTCAAGGTCAGGCCGGGCAAAACCAACTCGGAACCCGCCGCCTTCTCGACCAACATCCGGGCGGGTCGCCAACGTTTGATGGCCGCGAGCATTGCGGTGATAAGCTCGTAGGGAGAGAAGCGTCCACGCACCACGTCGAGGATGAACGCCTGACCGTACTCGTTGAACCGACCGACCGCGCCGACCGAGTAATCGCTGTACTCTTTGCGGCTGAACCCCAAGTCCCAGGCGAGGAAGGTGCGACCATACGCGGGAATCTGGGCGAGCGGCAATGTGTGGGCCTTAATCAACTCTTCCGTGAAATGTTTCTGTGTCGGAGGCGTCGGATCATTGAGGTATTGACAGTTCTTTACGGCGTAACCCTGACAGACAAAGTTGCCAGAACTACTCTGAATGTTATAGACAGTACGTTCGCCCACTTCTTCGATTGAAATAACATGCTCGTCCGAGACCTGTGCGATTCGCCTTGATGTTGACCAAATACGGTCTACAAATCGTTGGCGTTTAGCCATTTGAGCGTGTTGCAGTAATCGAGCCCTAAGAGTCCTTCCACCATGCAGTGTATAGATTCGCGCGTGCGAGTGGCCTTCACGCGCAGTTTGGTCGTAGACCGCAAAATCAATTCCAAGTCTTGAAAGAACACCTTCAAGTCGGGCACAGACCTCCGGGTTCTGTTCAACAGATTGGGTGATCTGCACAGAGCCATTACAAGTTCCTTCGCCATCAATAATTCCACCAAGCCAATCGAGGTCTCGCTGCTCTTGTGATGATGTAGGCAGCATTGGTGTGTAAACCGGCACTACTCCGATTCCAACACGCAATTCGCCATAGCGACCTTTCCTCGGTCTAAGGAACTTATGCTCTGACGTGGAGTAGATGACTCGCCCTGCGTCCGTAGTGGCTTTGATGACCTTTGCGCGTTCAATATGGACATGCTGCACAGTGGCTTTTACTAACCGCCGTCGTCCCTCCGTAGCGAAGCCTACGATCTCATCGCCCACACACAATTCTTGAATCGGTTTTTCTGACCAATTCACCATGAGCACCGGCGAGTCGGCGGGGAAACACGAAAAAATGTAAGGATCGCGCTTACGCTGCTTTTCCAACCATTCAAGACCGAACCGCTCGGGAAAGAGCAATTCGATAAGACTGTCCGGCTTGTTCCAATCGCCGCTGACATGCACTGTGCGCTGAAAGACCTTCGTATCGCCCTTCTCGTTGTTGTCGATAATCCAGCCGTAGAGGTCGGAATGGTCGTAGCGCGTGCCGATGGTGTCACGGTAGCCATAGGGTTCGAGCAGCGGTGTCGTGTAATTGAAGGCGATGATGGTCTTCTCTACTTGGTCGGGCGTGCCGATGTTGCCTTCGTGAACCAAGTCATCGCACTTGATTACGTCATAGTGCGAACTTGCCTTGACCGCTTCTATCGTGGAAATAGAAACGGACGGCTCACGCAGATGTGTGGCAGTGCGGGCGGTCACGGTGAACTCGTCCTGCGTGCCAAAGTCGCCCCTGATAGGGATGGCATACTCAGGGAACAGATCGCGTAAGGTCTGGTTCGACCGAAAATGTTCCTTGGCTTCCCACAACATGCGCTTGGCGAGGGTCAGGGTGCCGGACATAATCAGGATGCGAATGTTCGGGAAGCAGAGCAGCCATTGGATGATGTCGCAGATGTCCAAGGTCGTCTTGAAGTGGCCGCGAGGGTCGAGCAGCAGGCGTTCCTTCACCGTGTCCTGTTCCTGTATCGGCTTGGCGGGGTCTTTGTGAATAAAGAACTTACAGACCGGAAGATGAACGCGCTCGACCAGTTGATAGCCGAGCACTTCCTTGGCAAGCCAGAACAAGTCCGTGCGGGCTCGTAGGCGTAAGGCTTCGTACTGCTGCTTACTTTTTACCGTTGCCATTTTTCAAGAAGCTGAACTTCGACCACTCTCTGGCTCCTGTGTACCCTAAATAACCGCTTCCAAAGAGCCAAAACAGTTCGCTAGGGAAAGCAAGGGCGGCGCGTCCAGACAGCGGGAAGATGATATAATTGCAGGCGAGGATGATATACATTAGATACAGGAAAGTCGGGCGTGCGCGAGAAGTGTATTTGTCGCCGGTCGCAGCCTCGGCGTGAATGTTGGCGCTTGCCGCCTCGACTTCGCGGGTAACAGCCTCTTGCATTCGCGCTTCGATCTCAAGTTGCAGTTTGGCGAGTTCGACCGCGTGAGTTTCTTTCAGTGAGATGAGTTCCGCAGCCTTCTCCGGGGAGAGTTTGAAAGCGCCGATGACCTTCGTGAACAACTCCCCAATGTTGCCGCCAAGAATTGTGTCAAACAGAGCCATTGTTATTTACCCCCGCTCAGAACTTTGCGGGCCTTGACCAAGTGGGCCTTGCCGCCTTTAACCTTCGTCTCAACGACCTTGTTCGTTCCCTTAGCGAAAGCAAGCCTTACCTTCTTTCCAGAAGGAAACTTCTTCCATCTATATCTGGTACCTTCGGGCAAGGGCATAACTTACTCCACATGAATATGCAGCGATTTCTTAGCCGAGTTTTTCAACGGCGCGTTGAATGCGTTCGTCTTCATTCGCCGGACGTGCCGCGTGCGATGTGACTTTGAAGCCGAGGAGCACGGCGGCGGTGTCCAATGCATCAACACGAACAGAATCCCGCATTTTCGGATTTGTGCCAATGCGGTACAACTCAGCCGCGATGTTATTTGCAGTCGGAACGCGCTCGCCTTCAATCTGCGCCAGAATCTCACGAATCTCCTGGCGATGCCGGATGCGCCGCGCCATCTGGATAGCGACTTCCATCGACTTAACGCCGTAGACCGCATAGACCGCTTTCGCCCAATCACGCCCATTCGCAAGGAACTCTTTGAGGGTTTCCTTTTCCTTCGTGCTGAGAAGCTGGTAGGTTTCAAGGCGTTCGATCTCAGACCAGTCAATCAAGGTCGGCCTCGGAAGTCGCGCCGCACCATGTAGACCAGGGCCAGCGTCAACAGGGTCATGTCGATACTGAGAGCAAGTAACCAAGCCGCGAGAATCATCAAATCACCGTTTGCTTATCTACGGTCTCTCAAAAGCTGCCGTGCGACAGTCAGCCAGAAGGCGCGGTCTGCGCCCCCCGCCACATCAGGAACCATGAACTCTGTCCACGAAACATGGGCGCGACGGTCGGGATTGGGTGTCTCAAATTCCTGCCAACTGATGTACGTTCGGCGCGGCCCGGAAGGCGTCTCGAACTCGGCCCAACTGATTTGAGCGCGACGGCTTGGCAATGGGACTTCAAACTCTGTCCAACTGACCCGCCCACGCCGGGGCGCGAGAGGAAATTCCATCTCGGCCCAACTGACCTGCGCTCGACGTTGTGTGATATTTGGGACTTCAAGTTCTTCCCAACTGACAGTGCCGCGTCGGTTGGCATTCGGGACTTCTAATTCTGCCCAACTGACTAACCCACGGCGGGGACTGAAAGGGACTTCTAATTCCTGCCACGAAATCAAACCGCGTCGAGGGGCGACGGGAATTTCAAGTTCCGACCAACTAATCTGTCCGCGCCGATCTGTTGTGCCGCTTGGACTTTTAAGGAGCAGGAGCATTAGCCGCCTACCCCCAGGAGAAGATGCGTGCCGCGACGGGCGGATTCGGGCAGAAAAGTAGGCGTCTCGATGGTGAAGTTCACCGCCGTATAAGTACCCCAATCAATTGTATTGTTGCAAGTATACCCGCCGCCCATTGTGCCGATGTTTGTGATATAGAGTTTGAGCATAATACGATCACCGGCGTTGAACGCAGTGTCCGTGAAATCGCACGTCCAAGTATACGCCGTGCTAGTAGTAGTAAATTCCACGCCATCATTAAATGGGCCGCCGCCGAGTTCAGTCTCCGTGCCATTGGGTTCCCGACGAAAAAGCCGCGCTCGTCCGCCGCAATTGGCGTTGACGTGTGATTCCTTCGCAAATATATAGACATCTGCGGTTGTCAGGGTTAAGCCGGCAGCCAGGCGGAGGCTTATCCAGGCCAAAACCTCACCACCTGCGACGCGAGTCCATTGGACTTCTGTTCCGCTGGCGACGGTATTGACAACGAGGGGTACGTTTCCTGAACCGCCAGCGGTTACAAGTTCAAGATACCCGTCTTTTACAACCGAGGCTTGCCGGTTTGCTCTCAAATAAACAGACACATTAGGACTCAATCGTGAAATAGGAAACCACCACGTCGCAAGACCCGCCCGTGGGAACGCTGGCGGTGATTCGCAGGTCTTCATCATCTGCGCCGACGCCGATGATTCCGCTTCCATCACCGCGAGAACAACCACCGCCAGGAGGCACGCCAGGATGTGCCAGAACAACGCCGGTAGTAGTTGGTGTAGTAGCCGCAGCAAAACCAATCACCACGGAGGGCGAAACTGTGTTGGCGTTGCTTGCGGTAACTTGAATTTGCGTGACGGCGATTTTAAGACCAGTGGCCACGGTAATGATGGCTACGTTTGTTTGTACCGCCGTGAAGTTCAAGCGCAAAGTCAGGATGTAAGGATGCCCGCCGAGGACAAACGGAATGCCGTGGCGATTGCAGTACCAATTTGAACGGTCAGCGGCAGCTACCTGAGTAGGATTAGCGCCGTGAGCAATCGCCTTCAAACCAACCTTGACTGGATTGCCGGAGTCCGCTGTATCATGGGCCACATCCCCACCGGCGGCGACAATTCCTTGCACGCGGGTCACATCGACATCGAGGCCATTCGTGGCGTCGCCAGGGATCACTGCCGCCGAATCTGCTGTGCCATCGAGCAACTTAATCAACTGGACGTGCTGTGTACCGGCGAGTTGGTCTGTAGCAATAACTGTTCCCGCGCCCGCCGTGATTGTTACATTGTCAGCCATGAATTATTCCTATCTACCGCCCGTTCGTTTACGATGATAACGCGACCAATGCTTGCCAAGAATTTTGAAACCGGGATTCGGGTAGAAGCGAATATAACTTTGGCGCTTGTTCCATTCAATCATCCAAACCCGATTGAGCCAGTTGAGCAGGCGCTTCCACCAAGCGATCTTCTCAGCCGGGAACCACTGATTCAACCGTTGATTAGGTTTGGTTTGCGACGTAGCGGACGTAGAGATCGGCATAATTGGTGATGGCGTCAGCCTCTCCCGTAGTTAGTGAGTAAGCATCAGTTGTAAAGGTCTCAGGGATGGCGCTGAAAGTCCGCGTGCAGATAAGTGTGCCTTGCGTGCCCTCACTGACATAGCCCTGCCGCAACTCCGTGACGAGGCCAATGGTCGAGCCCCCCGCCGTATCCTTCGCATAACGTGTGCGGAGAACATGGCCCGCACTTGATACGGGGTCTTCCACACTCGATAGTTTCGTCACATACACGGCGCTGGCGGGAGCGAGAGGGCTGCGAATGTAATCTGCATCGCTGTAGGACACCTCGTCGATGGTCGTGTAGATGGTAGTCCCACCGCCAGCTTGGTCGGTGTAGGAACCGGGGTTGTTGGTGTCTGCGGAAGGTCTGCCAAATTGCGCCATATCTAAGTCCGTTTACGCTTTAGAATCCGTTACCTGGACAGTAATAGAAAAGTCTCCCGTCTCCGTAGGCGTGCCGTACAATAGTCCGCCTGTTGTTAATGTCAGTCCTGCCGGAAGTAGTGCTGCACACGAAGCCGTTGTTATTCCATCTGCTTGTGTCTTTTGGCAGGATGCCACTGACCATACATACGGAGTCTTGCCTTCTACTGCTGTGAACTGAAAGTTGTATGATGTGCCGCCCACCGCAGAAGGTAGTGAACCCGATGAAGTAATGCGCAATGCGCCGCGTCTGCGGACACTGACATGGAGACCAGTGCCTTGACCAAACGCAATGACAGCACAGAACATTAGCGCGAGAAATGCGTTGAGGAGTCGTCTGTGAATGTTCATTTACTTGGTGTGGATGTAGAGAGTACCGCTGCCAAGCACAGATACTTTGAAGTCCTTCCAGACCTGTGTCTGCGGGAACTGAAACAACTGCGATTGTGCCCCGACTTCGCAACGCGCTGTGAAGAGAACCTTGCTCGACACCGGATCGATGATGGTCACAACGTCAGCCGCCGTTACCGGGTTGAGCCAGTAGATGACGGAGACGCGCACAGGACGGGCCAGGGCAGCGCCAGAAGCCATCACACCGTCGATC